AGAAGGATCATCATATGCTTCTGTTACTTGGTCAATAGTAGTTGCACTACCAGACCATGTAATCTGTGCGATCCCATCAATAGAAAAATCTACTTCTGCAGAATTTATTTGAGCAGCATTAAGTCTATATGTTGTATTCTCAAGTGCAAAAAATATGTTCAATTTCATGAGTTCGTGGTTATCTGATTCCAAGAAATCAACTAGAGCACCATTAGTAGCACTAGTACTGGTTGCTATTGCAGCGCCTGAGGCGTCTGATAGACCTGTACCAGCTAATGCTGACCATAGTATGTTTTCACACATATCATATGTTCCATTTGCTCTGAAACTTGCTGAACCATGAACAAAAGGTCTTACATAAGTTGCAAAAGACCATTCTGCAGGTGGTAACGCATCGTTGAATCGTTTTGATCCACGGTTTGGCGCTGAACCTGCTTCGTTAATGGTTACATCTGTAGATTCACTTCCTTGAGAGAAACTATACCCATCTAATACACCAATTCTAAAAGTGTTTGCACTTGTACCGTTTCCTACAAAACGTCCTAATCCCGCTCTAGATCCATCGGCTGTAGTTGTTCCTGTAACTGTTTTAACAGTAACGATAAGTCCACTAGCACCAGAATTATTAGTTCCTGCATAGTTTTCTACAGCTGTTTCTGTTGCTGTTTCATCTGCAACAAATCCATTACCTCTAAAGTTGTTTGGAATTGCTATTGTTTCTACAGCACCTGAGCCTGAGATAGAGAGAACTATACATTTTGCATTTGCTCCTGAACTGGAAGTAGTACCTAAAGTAACAATATCACCTACAGCATAACCAGTACCTTTAGTACTTACATATGCAGTAAGAATACCGCCACCGGCAGTAGGGATTCCGTTTACTGAGCTTACAAATACTTTCGTATTACGTGAAAGATTTAAAGCCATTGCTTTTCTCCTATTTCTTCTTCTTTGAAAGTACTAAGCAAGATATTTATCTGCCTGTAATTTCATTTTAATACCTAACTTGTATTACTATTTCACCTAGTCCTAAAGGAGTTAATACACCTTCGTCTGTTGAAATAGATAATATAGTTGAGGAAGTTGTTTTGAGGCTTGGATCGACTGTATCGTCATATACCAAAACATCATTGTTGTCAATAACTCTTTCGATATCCTCTAACAAAAGAGCTAATTCTTCTTGCGGGTCTGTTTCATCAGATACATATACTCGTATCTCTAAGTTTAAAAACCGCCATTTAAAACCGTCGGGTTGGTACTGTCTTGATTCGTCTCCAGCTATTACGCAAATTGATGGAAACTGTACTATCTCATCTATAAATTGTGTAAACCCGTGTACATTATTTGAGACGTTTGAGTTAAAGGGAGATTGTCCATTTAATTTTAATTTTAGTTCATCGACAAAAGCATCAACTATCTTTTTTCTTTTTGTTCTGTATTCTGATGCCATTATACTCTCCTAACTGTAAGTTTTTGTGATATTCTTCCCTCTGCTAAATTTCTTATGCTTTTTGCAATTAGTGTTTTAGGGTTATATCCTAAAGGCCATTTCTTTTTGCCTGTATTTTCAAAAGTTTCGTAAGGTCTTAACATATATGTATATCTTGCTAATATTGTATCTTTTCCTTCTACTAAATTTATTAGTTGTACTGAATTTGAAAATCTACCTGTTCTATTTATTAATGCAGGTCTTCCCATATTTCTTCTAACTTCTGCAGGTAATCTGCCTTGTATATATTTTTTAAGTCTAGCTAATTCTATAGCTCCTTCTTCTGTAGTTGCACTTGTACCTCTTTCTTTCCTTTGTGCTGCTGCCTGAGCCGCTAGTTTTGTGTCTACAAGTGTTCGTCTTTTACTTATCTTTCCTTTTTTAGCAGTACCTGATCTTTTAGAACTTTTAGGCTTTTTAGGCACTCCTTTTATCTTTACATTCTTTTTGTTCTTTTGATACTTTTTAGCTATTTTTATAACTTCATTAGCTGATACATTCTGACGAAAAGAAGGACTTGCTTGAAAGTCTGCTGAAAAAAATTCACCGTTTTTATCTTTTGCATCTTTTTTTATTATTTCTGCAAATTTTTTATTTAGTCTACGTATCCATTTATCTGTTAAGTCTTTTTCACCTGCTACAGGATTTTTACTTGCTTTTGTTAAATCGCCTCTTATAACCCACTCTGTTTTATTTGTTTCTGAATTATATTCTTGAGACCATTTGATATCCATAGCATCTAATACCTGTTCTGCTACATCAGTACGAGTTAGGGTACTATTAATAGGAATTATTTCTTCTGTTGTATCTTCTATCCATTGTACTAATCCCGCATTTGCTACGTTTGATCTTTCGCTGTGTGAAAAAGGAGTTTCCTCACCCACTATTTTGGCAGTATCAGAATCCCAGTCTGCTCCAATTCCTGTTTCTTTTTTCCATAAATTAAATACTTGTTTTCTAAACTCTGCATTTACTTTTCGTGCATATAAAGAACCTGAGTTACTTTTAAGAGATTCTCTATAAACAACTAACTTTCCATTTCTAAATGTTGCTCTAACACCTTCTGATATACCGTGTTGATTTTTTGCCCACCTTTTTTCAACAGTTTGAACATGACCTCTTATCATGTTTAAGTCTGCTGCTTCTTTTGTAAATCCTTGTATTTTTGCTGCTTTATTAATACCTTTTACCATACCCTGAGCAAAGTTTTCAGTATCAATAGTTACTAAGTGAGCTTGAGTTCGTTGACTTTTATCTCTTGCATCTTTTCGCAGCTCTTCCAACCAGTTACTATTAATGTATTTTTTAATGTTAGCAACAGACATTATTTATAAATCTTATAAAAATCTAGTATCCTTTTAATGTGATCTGGAAAACCAATATTCCCAGTTATACCAGAAGTGCTTTGGTTTTCAACCATAGCTCCTGCAATCTGCATACGAGCCTTTCTCTCGTCTTTCATATAGTACTTAATCAAATCAAATACTGCTAGTTTCAAATCTGCGGGAGTTGCGCTGTAGCCAGCTCTATAAACAACCTTTACTGCTTTTATACCTTTTTTAAAAGCTACAAGTCCAGTACTGCTTGTACGAACAATACTGTCCGTTGTAGTATCAATTATATATTCATATTTACCACTACTATCAGAATTTTCTGTGATTAGTGTAACATATGAACTTGCTTGATCATCTCTTTCTTGTACTGAAGATACTGAAACTAAAGGACTTTCATCTAACATGACTCTAGTAGTTAAACTATCTACTATGTCAAAAAACTCAGTTTTATCAGAACTGTAAAAGTCTACAAAAGATGTACCACAATATGTTTTGACAATTTGTGTAACTTGTGGAATTAAAGTATTAATTCGAGCGTCTTCCTGAACTCCTTTGAGTCCTGAGAAGTCTTTATACTCTTGAATTGTACATAAGTTTGCCATAATTCTCTCTTAGAAATCTATGTGGGGAGAAAACTCCCCACATATATCTCAATTGCTTACTAGGAAGCTTTGTATTGAAGTGCGTGAACAGAAGTCGCGGCAGCAATCATATCAGTAAATCCGATACGTTGTGATGCAACTAGAACTCTTCTTTGGTTAGCTACTTCGTAGTCAGACTCAATAGTAACTCCACGTAGTCGTGGCATTACGTAGTTCTTAGGATACACGGCTGCACCATAGAACTTAGAGGTCGCTGCTGTAGCAAACTCGTCACAAACAATTACTTTAGATCCGAAGACTTCTCCGATCTCACCGTTAAGCTTAGTAGCCATGTTGCCAACTAGGTTGACATCTTGGAACTCAGCATCGCTTAGCAAGTTGTAGTATTCAGTCATGCTGACAATAAATACAACATCAGATGGGTTCATTCCGTATTTACCCATTTTCTTTCTTGCGTTAAGTAGGTGAGCGGCTGTCAAAGATTCAGATGCAAATGCAGTAGCTGACTGAGTCACGTGAGACGAGCCCGAGTTAGCTGCAGCGGCGATAGCGATTAGACCATCAGGTGCTGCTTGTGAAGTACCGTATACACCATCAGCGTGGTCACCCACTAGGATAGCATTTTCAATACCACGTGCATGTGATCTAACAATTGATTCCCTAATTAAAGGAAGAATTGGAAGAATTGCATCTTCTTCAGTTTCGTTACCTAAGTACGATTGTGAAATTAGTTTCTTAGTTGAAAGAGTTCTTTCAGTTAAATCAACACCACCAAAAGGTGATCCATAAGCATCGCCTCTTTCTTCCAAGTTACCATGTGGGCTTGAGCCCGAAGCTGCTTGAGCAGAAGCAAATTCTGCATAACCAGCATCTGGTAAGATTGGTATAATTTGTGTTGCTGTTTGCATTGGAATCTCTCTAAAGAGAGGAGCCAATACTAACTCGAGTTGAATATCTCTTTCTACATTAGTTGAAACAGTTTGCTCGAAATCTGCACTTGAAACGCCAACGCCTGAATGAGCGTTAACTTTTTCTAGAGTAGATTTACCGAGTTTGGTGTCCCAACCTTTGCCTGTTGCAAGACCCATAGTCCAGGCATCATTGATGTCCTGTTCATAGGCTTTTTGCCAGTCTGAAGTGCTTTCTCTACCAAAAACTCTTTTTGATTCACGAATTGCTTCGATTTCAGATTTCTTTTCTTGTAGATCAGCCTTAAGTTCTTCGACAGCTTTTTCAAGGTCACCGTGTTTCTCAGAAACACGAGTCTCTAGGTCTTTAGTAAGACGCTCAGCGCCTTCCATACCAACCTCAACTATCGTCTTAACTTCGTCCTGTTTTGCTTCAACTGCAGCTTTTTCTTGAGCTTCTAGCTCAACTGCTGCTTCCGCATCTGCTTTCTCCTTGGCAGCTTTTTCGGCTT